ATTTCTGGGAAAAGCCTTGCAACCTTCTCATCGGTTGGCAACCCAGCAAGCAATGCTTCCTTTGGAGAAAGAACAATTCCTTGGTTTCGCATCCTGTCTTTGTATGCTCCCAGAATCCTCTCACCAACAATCGGGTCTTTCTTTATGAAGTCCCTAATGTTTTGACGGGTTTCCGCATCATTCTTTCCAGCCATCTCATCCAGTAATTCGGATGTTGTTTTCTCTTTTGTCGGGTCGAATGGAACAAGTTTACCATCAATCAGGTTGAGTGTGTCAGAACTTGAGAAATTCGCATCCTTAAGCATTGGTATGATTGTTTCATCGGTCTCACCAAGCGTTCTGAGATTATCCACATGAGCTAACATTTTCTGCATATTACCAGCGTAGTTCGCTTGCTCGTTTGCAACCAGACTTTCGTATTGCTCCGGCGTTATCCTGCCATCTTTCAATGCGTATTGATGCCCTGACATGGTGGATTTGATATTCTTAACTGCCTCATTTACAAGGCGAGCCTTAAATCTAAAACCTTCTGGAATGGTTCTTTTCTCTTCGCGTATTCCAAGTTGTCTTGTGACTTTTTCTTGGGTCGTCCTATCAGGTCTTTGCAATGCAGTAATCGTGGATGGAATAAATTCCTTGGCAAAGTTTGCACTTCTATCTGCCACTTGTCCCATCGTGCTTGGGGCATTGGAAATCAATTCACCTGTTTCAAAATCCCTACCGGAAATCATTGATGTGCCAGCCTGAAGCGCAAACGAACCTTCTCCAACAAGCTCAGTGGCAAGAACCTTTAGAAGATTGCCAGTCCCTTCCTCTGCGTTTTCGCCTCTTAATATCGACATGACGGGATTCGCCAATATGGTTTGTGGCAGATAAACGGAAGTATTCACTGAGCCAATAGACCCATCTTTTTTCCGGTAAAGCAAAAGCGGTTTGTCCCGTTCAAATTCTGCCGCAACAGTATCCCGATAAGCCCTCTCTTCTTCTTCCGTGAATGTCTCGCGGTTAAATTGGTTCAATCCGTATGTCGCGGCGGCATAGGCAGCAGCCATAGTAACTGCTCTTTTGGCAGCTTCTTTCTTCATTGCCGATTGATTAACAGGAATATCCTTAAACTCATCTCCCAGCTTTGCTACCAAAGTGCCATTCATCATGTCTCTTATTGCCTTGGCTTGCTCAAACTGAGTCCTTGCAAACTCAAGAGAGTAGGTAACAAACTGAGGCATTACGCCAGCCCTTGAAAGTGCCTTCAGTTCAGGGCTTATTGAATCGTAGTTGGGGTAAGTCTTTGTTGTGAGTCTTGCTCCCATTTCTTTGATCTGCTCATCAGTAGCAGTTGGCATCATCTTTTTCAAGACGTGCATATTGTTCTCGTAGTTTACAACTCTAAATATGTTATCGGGTAAACTGTAAACACGACCAGGAACATTAGTCACTTTCTCAAGAACCTTTCCAATGCGTTTCCCTTGAAGCCCAGCCTTGAGATCCTCATAGGCAATGTTGCCAGTTATCATTCCGCGCTTCTTGTAGTCCTTAAACTTCTGCAAAGTTATTGGAGGTGCTTCATTAGCGAATCTTTTAATTACTGGCAAGCTGCCTAGCTTTGTTCCACCAAGTGTTCCAAGTGCCATTTTCACAGCATTACCAAGACCAAGGGCAGGATTCATTCCCGCACCGAGTGTTGCTGCAAGGTTGCTTGGGGCTTGGATTAAATAAGACGAAAGATTTCCCAATACCTTAGCCGACTTCAAACCAGATACGGCAGTCTCATAAATATCCCCCATTAAGCGAGCCGCAAGCAAGTTGGATTGTTCTTCTACTCCTCCTGCGTAAACCTTGTTGATTGCGTTCTGAGTGTAAGGATCAACAAACAATGGTTCCCCATCAAACATTGCATCGCCACGTTTGAGTTTCAAGGGTTGAAGCCCCTGTTGGAAATTAGGATCAGACGCTTTTACTGCCATGCCAGAATCAAGCAAAGACTTTGCAATCCTAGCATCAGATTCGTTGTATTCGTTGATCCTATTGAGAACGGATATGGTTGACTTTACTCTTTGTCCAGGTTGTGTAATCAGCCCAAGGTAATCTTCTAGCTCTTGTGAAACAACCTTTCTTTGCTTTAATACATTTGGAGTTCCTTTCCCCTGCATAAATGCAGAAAACTCCGTAGGATTCCCCTTCATCTTTAACTGAAGTTCTGCCAAGTATTTGTTGGCTTCCTCTTCAGTCATTTTTTCTTCATCAAGCTGCTTTTGTTTTGCTTCAATTTGTTCTTTACTAGGAGTAGAACTAGCCTTGAGGTCTCTTTGATAAGCCTCGTTTGATTTACCTTCCCCACCAGGACGAATTCCATGGAATCTCCTTATTGCTTCTGCCTCGTTACTTGGCATTCTGTAATCACGAATATACTCTTTCATCCGAGCATCCTTCATTTCGTCGGTAAGCCCAGTTGTTAGCCGACGTTTTAGCGCGTCATACTTCTCAGGGGATGGCGTGTAGTTTGGATTCTGGAAAAACTCATAACCTCTAGTCAGATAGTCGTCACGATTAAGGCTAGCCGCCAGCATATCTGACTTACCTTCTGGAAGTCGTTTCTCTCCGCTATTATCAAGATCAATCATCCGTTGCTGCTCTGTCCGTATCTTGCTTCTGCCAAATACAAGTTGCTCCAGCAGTTCAGGCGGTAAGTCAGGACGATCTTCACCATCAAGAAACGCTATTGCATCAGCCCGATATTGTGGGTTTGCTTCAAGATATGAGTCGATTCGACTACCTATGTTTGTTGCTGTTCCTTCAACAGCTTCCACGGAAGCCTTCGCTTTCTTCGCAGCAGTCGTTGCGTCATATCCAATGACTCTGGTAGGCACTACTTTTGATGCAGTTGCTTTTGTCGCATTGCTTATGTATTCACTAACGCTGCCTTTGAAATTAGCAGGAGCCATTTTCAAATCATCTGGAGTAAGTCCAGCAGTAAGCGTGTCAACTAAGTCAATAGTCGTTGGGTCGCCAGCTTCAATAAGTTTGTTGATCTCATCAGGAGTCTTATTCCTTATTTTTCTAACACCTGCGGTTAATGCTCTTTCGGCTACGCCAAGTCCACCTCCCAACGCTGCGCTTGTTCCCGCTCCGATTAGGTAGTCTTTAAGCGAGTAATCTTCTTTGCCGCCAGCTTCTTCAACCGCCATGTAAGCGGGAGTTGCCAATCCGCCAATAGCAACACCAGAAGCAATCGGTCTTTTGGCAATCGCACCGGTAACTTTTGCTAGTTTACCTCCAGCTTTGCCAATCTTGCTTCCAGGAATTAAATTCAAAAGAGTGTCAATAGCCACTCTTCCATAATCAATATCACTTGCCCCTTCTATTTTTTGTGCTGCAATAGAACCTGAAACTCCGCCAGTTAATGCTCCGCCTACATACCCAATAAGAGCACCAGCAGGAACAGTAATTGGAGCAGTTGGACCTCCTAACGCACCTATTGCGGCTCCGCCAGCAGCCCCCCCCGCCTTCATGCCCTCTGCCAACACAATCTCAGCACCAAGTCCAGCAGCAATACGCCCTATGCTTGGGTCTTTAGGTTCTTCTTTCTTTTCTTCCTGCTTCTCTTCTTGCCTCGGAGCTTGTTTCCCAGAAAGATAATCTGCAATCTCATCAAGGGAATAGCCTTCTTCCATTGCATTCTTAATGTCGTCACGACCTTCGGAAATATGCAATGCTATTTCTTGATCGGAGTAGCCCTCCTCACGCGCCCGTGAAAGGCTATCTCTTGTTAAGTCAGGCATCTTTATTTGATAATTTCACCAAGTGGTATTTTACTTGGAACAGTTGCAGAGCTTTTGCCAAAATAAGAATCCAAAGTCTCGTCGGTAATATCTCCGTAAATATCTTCTGCTTTTAATGCTCTCAAGGTATTGAGCGCACCTATCCTATCTCCTGATTCATACAGAAGTCTAGCGCGTTCGTTAGCTCTTGTGTTTCTTTCTATTGGGTCAAGTGCAGGCTCTGGCGATTTCTGCATAGCAGCATACGCTTCTGGGTTTGCACCTATGTCTGGTTGTTTTTGCATTGGCGCACCAATAGCAGAGGCTCCAACCAAATCATTCCCACCACCCATTGCTGCCATGATTTCTTTTGATTGAGGAGAATAAGCCTCACTAACAACCGATCTGAAAATTTGCGCGTTTTGGTTGCCAAATGGAATTATATTTCCCGTATTGTCGTATCGACTTCTAGACTTTAAGCCTACAATAGCAATGCTGCCGTCATCCAATTCAATTTGTTCTTTTTCTTCCTCATCTTGAATCTTAATGCGATTATTTACTAGCTCACTTATATCATTAGCTAAAGCAGATGCAGCACGTTGATCTTTAGATGCAAAAGCATTAGCGGCGGCAGCTAGGTCTGCCGGAGGAATTACTATGTTTCGACTGTCAGCAACGCTAATAAGTTGCTCGATTGATCTGGCTACTTCATCTTTAGGTGTTCTTGCCTCTGCGGGAACGGTAAGATTCTTGGTATTCAATGCCATCAACTGACCTGAATACGCCTTTAGATTATCAATGTCCTTGTTTGCTATCGCCTGTTGAAGATTAGAGTAGAGCATATTAGCCTGACTCTCCATCCCGTTTGCTCTTAGCGTATCAATAGCAGAATCAAGACTTGCAACTTTAGAGCGCAAGTTTGAATTAGGACTCAGAAGTGATGTTAATGGTTTTTCTGGCATTTGAATTTATTGAATGAATTTACCATACAATTTGCGTCTCCTCAACAGCATCAGAACTAGGTTGCATTGACATACGCATCTTCTGCATTCTCATCGCATCCATCTCACGTTCTCTTTTTAGACCCTCAAGGTCAAGTCGAGTCTTGAATCCTTCGGTAATGTTGAGTGCTTCAATAACCCTATCGGCAAGCGGAATGTTCTGGTCGCTAATTGCAAGAAGGCTTGGGTTAATCATGTCGGCATATTCCGGCATGGTTTGGACAATCAGCTTTCCTACATTCTCAGCTAACTTGATCTGTTTGTTTTGTTCCGCTTGTTCTTTTTTCCTCTCCTTGTATTCCTCACCCACCATCGAGATCGTATTGCCTATGCTTTGCCCAAGGTCTGCAACCCCCTGTGCTTGCGTAGCAGCAGCATTAGCCATCCCGCTGTAATCCAGCTTGAATGACTCAGGGTTGATCCCCGAACCTAGCATCTGTCCTCTTCCGTAAGTCGCCATATTGTTGATTTTTACTTGAATAATGATCCAGCCTTACCAAGAGCAAGACCGCCAAGGGAAGCCCCGCCAGTCATCGGGGCAGTCAAAAGCGCACCGCCGATACTTCCAAGCGCACCCATGAACCCCGCACTACGAGAAGCCTGTGCCTGTGCGTTAGCTTGTGCCGCCGCAAGCTGGTTAGCGCGTTGTGCCGCACCAAGGTTAAGCCCCACGGAGGTATCAAACAACTGAGGCGTTCCCGATCCAATCGCGCCAAGTCCGGTGTTGATGAACTGCTGCCCTTGCTGATACGACAATGGGGCGGAACTCAGAAGATTTAATCCTGGCTGAGTGTAGAACCCCTGCGCGGCATTGTAAGCGTTCTGCCCCGCTTGTGCAGCCTCGGCACGTTTGCGAGCAAATACATCCTCACGCCCCATCACCTCGGAGGCAATAGCGGCGTTTCCACCAAGACGGCCAGCCGCAGAGGCAGCTTCACGCGCTGTCTGTTGGTATCCGCGCTGTTCTTCTGGGCTGATTCTTTGGGAGGCGGCTAATGCTCTTTGCGCCTCTGTGTCGAAGCCTTGCACCACGCCAGCCTGTTCCGGCGACAACGCTTGCATCAATCCACGTGTAAGACCTGCTTGTCCGGTCATCTGACCGAGTTCCGCCCCCCTTGCCTCACCAAGCCCCATACCAGCTTGTTGCGCGGCTTGGTTGCTAAGACCAAAGATTCCTTGTTGTCCACCGGAACCGCTAAGGAACGATTGAATATCACCGAGATTCAGACCTTGGAACTGAGGACGGAATTGTTGCTCCTGCGATAATATCTGAGGCAATGCGCCAGACATACCAGAAACGTATCTCTGAATATCTTTGCCAATGTCCATCTTTGGAGCTTTGACTGTTTTTGGTTTGCTAAATAGGCTGCCCATGATTTTATCGTAGTTTTGAGTAAAATTTTTCCATGCTTAACAAGCGAGTCCGTTCCGACCCTTTGAAGTCACGGCGAAAGGAAAGGTATTTGTAATCATCTTTGAAAGGGCGTAGTCCACTAAGCATATCGCCGCAACACATGGTGAAGTGAAGCGTGTCCGAATGCTCGAAAGCAACTGCCTTTTCAGGCTCGCTACTGTGCGAGTGAAAGCACAACGCAAAAACCTTTGGAGTTGAAAGCACAATACCGTAAGACAAGTGCCAACCGATAAGGCTTTGCAGGTCAATGTTGTTTGATTCATAAAGGGTAAGGGCGGTTGCTAGGTGGGAGGTCATCCTACAAACATTGCGTTGACTACTGAAATGTTAATCTCAGATCCAGTTGTTGAGTTAGCAGTATTGATATCGCAAGATTGCTCTGTTGTTGCTGTTTCATCAGTTCCTCCAACAAATCCTTTGGTATCGCCATCAGTAAAGTTGGCAAATCCAGATCGTGCATAATTTGCATTTGGAAGGGCTGTTGTAAAATTAACGGCATATTTTCCAGTTGCTAACAAGCTAACGCTTGAGACATTGCCAGATGCCCTAATCAGCCTACGATTTAGCGTAACGTTTCCACTGGTTGTTCCTGATGTTCCATGCGTTACAGTGAAAACAGTATTACTGGTAATTCCAGTCACAACAAAAGCTCCATTAGACGCGCTTCCAGATGTAAAATCCAAAAAAACTTTATGTCCAACAATCAATCCGTGGTCAACAGATGTAGTTACCGTTACGGTTGTAAGCGTCCTAGAGTAAGTCCCGCTAATGTTATCTGCCGTTGTCCCATCAAAGTTTACCCATGCTCTAATCCCGTAAATAGGAGCCGTGCCAGTCTGCGCTCCATTTAGCTTGGGAGCAGTAATGGCAGCGTCTGCAATCTTTGCGGTTGTAACGTTAGCGTCAAGAATCTTGGCGGTAGTTACGTTTGCATCCAGAATCTTTGCTGTGGTTACGTTTGCATCTAGAATCTTGGCAGTAGTTACTGCATTTGACGCAATCGCGTTGGCTGTAACAGCGTTTGTCCCCATCTCATTTGAGGTAATCGTTCCTACTTTGAGCTTACCCGCCACCAAAGCAAGCGTTGTGTTTCCACTGGCTATCGCATCACTTGTGAACAACGTCTGGTCGATGATGTTGTTCATCGCCGTGCTGGTAATCACTTGATTGGTAGCAAATGTATCGGTTGTTTCTACGACTCCAGGCATATTACGATTGGGAAATGATTTGTCTGTTTGTCACGGAACCAGTGACCTTAATAGAGGTGATCTTAGGGGAACCGATTGTCCGTGTCAAGGTTAGGCTTCCTACATAGCCACGAATCCCACCAAGGCGAAACCGGATGTTCCCCGTTTCATCTTCGGAAGCGGAACCAGTCCCTAGAACCGTGCCTCCAAGGAAGTCAGTTGTAGTTCCGATACTCTGATTGTTGTCAGGGTCTTCAGCCGCAAAGGAAATAGCATACTCACCAAGCCCACCATCAACGCATTGCATGGTAAGCTGCCCATCGGTGAACCGTTTACGGTCAAGATTGCCCAAGGCATACCCCCTAGTGGTCAAAGAAGAGTTAATCGGAAAGTTAGTTGTAGCACCTGCCGACACCAAGTTGTCCAAAGAACTCTCAGTAGCCTCCAATTCATGCAATCCACCCAAGGAAGTTACCGCATAAATGCTATCGCGCTCCGATGCGCTGCCGATAATCAGGTTTTTGATGATAAAATCACTAGCCCCAAAGGTATCAATCGACTCCCATGCCTTATTCAGAAAGTTGAAAATCAAAATCGTGTTGTTTCCAAAGGCATCATTGGCTCCTGCGCTAGAATCCAACGCTACGGCAAGGTAATATCGGTTGTTGAACAGCACCGCAACAGCCTCAGCAGCTAGATTTTTGTTAATCCGGTCAATGTATGGCTGGATATTCTTGGAAATAGGCTCATCTGCACCACGAAGGTTGTAATCATTCAGGAACTCAACGGCATAAACTCCATCATCGGACAAAAAGAACATAGCGTTGCCCTTCATCACAACACTTTTTCTCGCCAAGCACCCAACCTCGGTGGTTAACTGCGTTACTTTCGTGTCGGTTAGACTTCCAGCCGTCCCGCTTATCAAATGCAAGCTGTTCCGATTCAAGACAACTAAGCCGTCATCGTAGAATCCCTTCATCGCCACCAAGTAATCCGTCGTCCCACCCGTAATGCGGAACTGATTGGCAATCTGGTCGAACGTATGGCTGTCTAAAATATCCGAAATGGCTATCTCATCGGTAATCTTCCTATCCGTGTAGGTTGGCGAGCTAAACGTGCCAGCAGGTGTGTAGTAAAACGGAACCCACAACCTGCGCTGAAAGTAAACTCCCCAAGGCGGGGCTGGCTGATGGATGAATCCACCGCCTACGCTAAACCTGCCGCCGAACTCAACCTCTAAACCACCGCCAAGGCTGGCTAAATCTCCTACTGGAGCAAAAAACGAAATGTTTGTGGTTGTAGCACTTGCTACCTCGAAAGACTTACCAGAGATTGCGCTGAACTCAGGAACATCCGTTTCATAAATCACAATCGTATCCCCAGTTACAATAGTTGTGTTTCCCGTAACATCCAGGCTCACAAGCCCGTTTGTTACCGAACCATCGTTTCCAACTGTAACAAACACCTGTGGCTGAGTGTAAACACCTGCTGGAACTAAGGTGAACCCAGATTTTAGCACAGCATCAGTAACTCCGAATGTTTGCGTTTGAGAAGTCGTGAAAACATAAGTAAAAACGTCTTTATCGGTAATTGTTGCAACAGCAAACGTCCCGTTAGCAGGAGTCCCGCCCGTTAACCCGCTAACAACAATCTCATCCCCTACGCTTAACCCGTGATCTTTAATCCGCATGGTAACGGTAGTAGAAGCACTCTGACTAGCCGCCTCAATCTGCCGACCGTTAGGAAACCACTCAAATGCCTGCACTCCATCTCGAAACAGATACACACGATCAAACGCCTGTATCAAATCGCAATCTTGCGCCAACGTTTTTCCCGTAGGGTATTCAATATCCGCCGTGGTGTAGTCATCCAGATCAACCAGAATAGCCTTGGAGTCCAACGCCAACACGACACTCTCGGCATTACCCAAGTTAGGATCGCTGAACAAACAAGAAGCCCTCACGTTCACGTTAGCGGCATCATTGATTGGAGTCGTGGACAACGTGCCTGTCTGGTCACTAATCGAAGTCAACCCAACCACAGAATACGTCAATGTATCCACACTAGCCACAGTCAAAACAACATCCCCATCCATTACAGCATCACCCACCAATCCTGTAACACGAGCCAATGCCGTGCCAGTCAATCCATGCCCAGTAATCGTTATCGTGACAACCCCAGCCGCAACACTAGCAGCAGTAATGCTCTTCGCCACATCAATCAAAAAAAACGGTAACTGCAACGGACTTCCACCACTAGTCAAAGTCCCCGTCCGTGCCACAATCCCCTTACGAGGCTTCCAATGCCCATCCATCCGACCATTCAAACTCTCCCTTACCTCCCCCACCTCCAACTGATTCAACTGCAACCGCTGGTTCACACCCACAAACCCTCCATCCCCATCAGAGGATTGTGCATCATCCATCGCACTTCCACTCTGTGCAAACTGACTCATCAGTAGTAATACGCAATTACAAGACCAGATGTAACCTGAACCTTTGTAAACCGCCCACCAATCCCAACTCCGCCAGGCAATACAACGTCATCTAATTTTGAAATCGAATCCAGATTCCCTGCTGTTTGCCCACTCTCACTAGCTAACGCAGTATCAGTCAACACCTGTATCCACCGGAAAACACCAGTAGCACTGTCGCCAGCCTCAAGCACAATGCCTCCACCTTGCCCCATCAGATCGTAGCTCACTGGACTGCTCATAATTTTATTGACTAAATGTTGGTTTTGATTAGAATAAACCCGATCCAACGAATTAGTCGAAGGATCGGAAACCTCAAACATGTTACAGCATGCAGGAAGCGAATCAACTAGTATTTGAATTCAAGGAGAATGTCAACCATTTTTTGGTCAGGCATAAAAGATGGGACACGCGAGCCGATGGCAAGGTTTTTTGGCAGTATTCCCAAGGCAAAGAGAGATGGGTTACTTTTGACTCAGCCATCAGGCAAAATGAGTCTGTCAAAAAAGCTGCTCGCAAGCAGAGATTGAAAAACCCAGAAAAATGTTCGCTGGCGAACAAACAATGGAGAGAGAACAATAAAGAAAAGCACCGCCAAAACGCCAAAGACTATTATCAAAAAAATAAAACACATGTCAATGAGGTTGTGCGCAAAAGACGAATGGAAAGGCGGCACTCAGATCCATTTTACTCACTTGCTCAGGCAACAAGGTCTCTAGTCTCACGCGCATTCAGAAACAAAAATTACAAAAAAACATCACAAGCAAGTGTGATTATCGGTTGTGACTGGGATCAACTAGCTAGGCATATCGAATCAAAATTCTCCGATGGCATGAACTGGGCTAATCGTGGGCAATGGCACATAGACCATATTATCCCATTAGCTTCAGCCAAAACCGCCGATGATGTTTTCCGGCTAAATCATTACACCAATCTCCAGCCCCTGTGGGCATTGGATAATTTGCAAAAAGGAGCAAGATACTAGCAGCACCCAATTAGCCCACCATGCAAATCATATGAAATCGGACTGCTCATGCCCAACTCTTACCAGATTCCCACACCTTGTCAAGCACGTTCGCCATTTGCTCATTTTTTAAAAGGGTGGTTGATCCAATAGATGTAACAGCCCCCACCGCCGCGCAACCCCCTCCCCCCCTATTGCAACAAACTCGCATTTGCACTAACTTGCGATTGAAGCGACCGCTTGAATGATGATCGCGTGAGTACTGCTCGGGTGAACATTGCCAGTAGTTTGAAGCGCACGTTTGAATCACGCGCATGGATGAAACGCTTGTTTGATTCGCTCGTTACAATCTGAAACGCTTTGAATGTTCCACGTGGAACACTAGCAACCCGTGCCAAGTCATCGCGCTTGCAATGTACGCTGCTCAGTACGTACGACACTAACCACGCTCGCCAGTAAATGTTCCACGGAATGTTCCACGGGTATCTTCTAACAGATTAAAAAATGTCTTGACACTTTTAGACAGCGGTGATTATCCTATTCTCTGCAAAGCAACCGGTAAACGATGCCAGCCAGCGAAGCAAAGGGGATGCGACTTGTTGGGGATATTTAATGGGGATGGGCAATA